TAGAGATTGGTCCTTTACGTATGTGGACTGGTATTGGTGACAAAACTATTAATGTGCAAGGTAGCAATCAAGTATTTACAGGTACAGGTAGCTTACTTTCCATCGGAGACCTAGAAGAAGTAGGAGATCTATCTGCTAAGTCTGTAGATCTAACTTTATCAGGAATACCAACTTCTATAGTTTCTTTAGCTTTACAAGAGCCTTATCAGAGAAGAGTAATGAGAATGTACTTAGGTGAACAAAGTGATTCATCTGTTGTAGAAATATTCTCTGGTAAGATGGATAAGATGACTATAGTTGATGAAGCAGAGTCAAGCACAATCAACTTAACAGTAGAGAGTAAATTAATAGAGCTAGAACGACCTAGTGGCTGGAGATACACAAATGAAAATCATCAATCCCGATATGATGGAGATACTTTCTTTTCCTACGTACAATCAATGCAAGATCAAAAAGTAGTATGGGGAAAATAGAATTAAACTCTTATTTAGATAAAATGATAGGTATACCCTTTGAGTGGGGTGTACATGATTGTTTTACTTTTACTAACGGTGCATTTAGAGCTATGTACGGTGTAGGTTATGCTGATGATTGGGAAGGCTTGTACATGCAAAGTAATGGTGTACATCCTAAAGGTCCAAGAAGTGTAAGAGATGATTTTGGTTTTAACTCTTTAGATGAAGGGTTAGCTACTAAACTAACTAAAGTTGAAAGACCTGTATTTGGTAGTCTAGTGACAACTAGAGTAGGGTGTTGATGGATAACTGGAGTTGCTCTAGGTATTTCCATCGGCTCTAGGGCTGTCTTCCTTAACATGGAAGGCTTAACAAGATTAAACATTGAAGATGTAGAAAGTGCTTGGGTATGTCGATAAATAAACACAACACTCCTTTTAACGTATTAAGGCACAACAGGTCGTTTGAGGTAGCACCTAGAGAACCTGTGACTGCAATAGCAACAGCACTAACTCTAGCAACTGGGGCGGCCGCAGGTGGAGTAGTTTATTATACATTTTATGCTTTAACTTATGTTGCCCTGTCTATGGTAACAACAGCCTTAATAACAGCTTTAACCCCAAAGCCTGATTTGAACCCTAACAACTCTAATGGTCTACAGGTTAACAGTAAGAACGCACTAGCTCCTATGCAGTTTGTTTATGGTAAAGCTAGAAAAGGTGGCACAATTACTTTCCAAGAAGTTACTGGTGGTAACAATAAAATCCTACACCAGATAATATCCTTAGCTGGACACGAGATAGATAGTATAGAAGATATATATCTTAACGAAGCTATAGTACAAATGACTAACGAAAATGTTACTACTGGTACTTGGGATAACAAGATTAAAATATACATACACGATGGAAGTCAAACAAGTGCTAATGATTCTTTTGCCAACTCTACACAATCTTTAGCTACAACTTTACACAGCGAGGTTGCCAGTTTAACATCTGATTTTGTAGGTAAAGGTATAGCTTACATTTATTGTAGGTTTGAATATGACAAAGATGTTTTCTCTAGTGGTTTGCCTACAGTAACTGCTGTGGTAAAAGGTAAGAAGGTAGTAACTACAATTAACGGTGTGGCCCAAACTCCTGTTTGGACTGATAACGCCGCTTGGATAATAAGAGACTTTATATCTTCAGATTATGGCTTAGAAGATAGTAGTATTGATTATGCTACTTTTGAGGAAGCGGCTTCTATATGTGAAGATACTACAATACTATCTGATAGCTCAAAACAATATACTATTAATGGCATAGTACAAGCAAGTCAAAACTCTGGTTCTGTACTACGGGAAATGATGACCTCATTAGCGGGAACTTTATTCTGGGGTGCGGGAGCTTGGAGACTGTTTGCTGGTGCTTTTGTTGCCCCTACTAAGATACTTACGTTAGATGACCTTAGAAGTGGAATTTCACTAGATACTAAAATGTCTATAGCAAATAACTTTAATGCAGTAAGAGGTACATTTGTAGACCGTGACGGAGGTTACGTTAGCACTGATTATCCTCAAATTAATTCTAGTGCTTTTCTGGCTGAAGATAATGGTATTGAATCTATATTAGATCTAGCATTACCTTACACTACTAATTCTATAGCGGCTCAGAGACTTGCAAAGCAGATGTTGTTTAGAAACCGTGAACAACTTACCCTTAGTGCAGAGTTTGGATTAAATGCTCTAGACATTGAGGTTGGTGACTTTATTAAGTTTAGGAACGACAGATATGGTTGGACCACAGGTAATGAGAAGACGTTTGAAGTTACTGATTGGAGACTTTCTCCTAATGTAGAAAGTGGAGACTTAAGAGTTTCTATGACATTAAGAGAGAGTAGCTCTTCGGCATACGGATTTAATGAATCAGACGAACAAGATATTATTAATAACAACACTAACTTATTGCCTTACTACGATGTACCTAGTATTGGTGTTACTGTAAGTAAAGAGTATAGAGAAGTTAACGAAAGTGTTGTTAACGTCCTTGTTATAGAAGCAACGTCAAGTGAGATAGAGCGTGTAGAATCAGTTATAGTTAAATATAAGAAGACAAGTGACACAGTATTTAAATCTGTAGGTCAAGCTATTCTTGTTAACGAAGGTACTACAGCAGGTAGGTTTGAAGTAGTAGGTATAGATGCTCCTCAAGTAAATGAGCCAGCTATAAACTATACTATATCAGTTACACCTGTTAATGCTCTTGGCTACAAAGGTACTACAGTTACAACTACCTTTAACGTAACACACGATACTACACCGCCTTCTGCACCTACTAACCTAACCCATTTACTATCGGGGGGTACTGCCTTCTTTAACTGGTCGCCAGTTACTGCTTTAGACTTATCACACTATAAACTTTACTACTCATCAAACTCCTCAGCTAACTTTGGAGATGCTTCTACTCTAGTAAAAGTAGATAAGATTGCTAGACCAGCTACGTCTGTTTCCTTCCCTGCCCTTGCGGGTAAGTTCTTTGTGTCGTCTGTAGATAAGACAGGCAACGAGAGTACTACAGCAACTGCTGTTGTTATTGCAGGTAGTGAATTACCACAACTAGGTGCGTCTGATACAGACACAGAAGATCCAAACTTTAGTGGGTCTAAGAGTAACCTAACCGTATCTGGTGGTAAGTTATTTATGACTAGCTTTGCTAACGCAAATTCCACTGGGGTCTACGATTTTAACCATGATGGAAATAGTTACTTTGATGTAGGTACATCTCGTACAGTTAGATTATCTTATGCTATTACTGTAGCTCGTAAACATCAAGATGCTGTTAACGGAGAAGTTAATTGGGACGATATACCTAATAACTGGGATACTTGGCCTAACAACTTTGATACTTGGACTGATGAAGATGCAGAGTTCTCAGACTACGCTGTTGTAGTAGAAGCTAGAGCCGCAGATACAGTATCTAACTTAGCTAGTGCATCTTTCGTAGATGCTTCTGGAGAGGTAGTAGGTAGGTTTGTAGAGTTTAGAGCTACCCTTTCTAATACTGGCCCGAAAATAACCCCTAATATATCGGCACTAAGTGCCACAGTGGAGTACTAATATATGTCACAACATGACTTTTCTATAGCTAATCAAACTGCCAGTAGCGCACGTTCTGATATAAACAATGGACTTAAAGCCCTTGCTAGTAATAACAGTGGGGCTTCAGCCCCCTCAACAACTTATGCTAATATGTTTTGGTACGATACAACCAATAACTTACTTAAGATGAGAGATGAGACTGATAGTACTTGGATAGATGTTATCTATATAAACCAATCAACAGGTGTAATTTCTATACTAAACGACACTAACCTAGTTACATCAGGTGGATCAACGACTGGTCTTCTAGGAGATCAGTTAGCAAGTGCTTGGAATACAGGTACAGGAATAATTGAGAGTTTAATATCTCCAGCTAAACTTACTAGTGCTATAGAAACTTACTATGACGCTAACGCTTTTGGGGTAAATCAAACTTGGCAAGATTTTACTTCGTCAGGGAGGTCAAATAATACACCTTACAGAAACCTTACAGGTAGACCAATTATGGTAGCTATTATGGCCAACTGGAATAATTCTGAATCACAACCTCTTCAAGTATCTTCAGATGGAACTACGTATATAGGGTTAGATGGAATAATTGCTGGTGGTGACTTTACCCACGTTTCCGCAGTTATTCCTGACCAACACTATTACAAAATAGTTGGCTATTTTTCAAGATGGGCGGAACTGAGATAATGGAAATGACTGACCTGTGGAGTAGTGTATTAACTTTAGGTATTGGTTTTATTGGCTTCGTTCTAAGAGGCTATGTAATAGAGTTAAGTAGACTTCGTATATTACTAAACAGAACTAGAGAAGAGTATGTCACTAAGGTTGACTCAAATCAAGTGCTTAGTCAAATAATGAGTAAGTTTGATAGAATAGAGGAAAAGATAGATAGACTCGTGGAGAGAAAATGAAACCCTTACTTATACTACTTACCCTACTAATTGGTAGTACTGTATATGCTGACGATACAATCAAAACCGACACTAACAGTACAATAACTTCTAATGGAGCTATGGAGACTACAATCAATAGTCCACCACCTTCTGCTATATCACCACAGATAAGTGCAAGTAACTCTGACTTATGTACTGTAGGTGTAGCGGGTGCTGTGCAAACACAGATACTTGGTATCTCTGCTGGTCGTACAGTACGTGACATGAACTGCGAGAAGCTCAAGAAC